CTAGAAACTCATACTCAATGCCACATTAACCCCCTGCTGAGTCACGTCGTCGTTCTTGCGCCAGTTGTAGTTGCCGCGCAGCGTCAGGTCCTGGGTGAGTTTCTGGCTGACGCCGAAAGTCGCCCGGTTCAGGTCGCGTTGCGGCGTGTAGCCTTCGAGTGTGAAATCGACCGACTGCACGCTGTTGAGGGCCATCGTCACGTTCTGCTGATCGGTCTCGAACTCCCGTTCCCTTGCGACTTCTGCCCACAGTTGCGTGGTGGGCGTCACTTCGAATTTGCCCTGCAAACCAACGCCTGCACGACGCGACTTGCGCGTCTGATCGCTGAACGTCAGCGCGGTCGAGCGGTTGCCTTTTTCCGAGTAGCCATCCACGTCGATATGGGCATAGTCGGCACTGACGAAAGGCGACAGGTGCCAGCGACTGGCTGCCCCTGCGATGTCAAAACCGACTCGCCCGCTGACGGCCCACAACTCGCCGTCGGTGTCGCCTTTTTCCTGACCTTCGCTCACGCCCAGCGCGAACTTGCGTTCGGCGTTTTCGTAATCCAGCTTGCCGCCTGACACCGCAAGGTCGCCCCACCAGTGGTTGGCCTGATATTGCACAAAGGCCGTAGCGATATAGCTGTTGAGTTTGTAGTCCGAGTCTCTGGCACCGGCCTCAAGGTTCTGTCGATAAGCACCCGCAACGACGCCCGTGCGCCAGTGTTCGGCGAAACGGTAGCTGCCGCCAATGGTCAGGTTGTAGCCCCGGCCGTCAGCATCGGCCGAGCTGTCCTGCGCGTCGAAGTCCATTTTCTGACCACCCGCCGCAATAATGCTCTGCCATTGGCCGACACCCTGCCAGTTGCCCCAGTCGCTGAGCCATTGCGCGCGCAGTTCGTCCTGATGCATGCGCAACGTGCCATTGGCCATTTCCGGCAGCAGGCTTATTTCCCAGGGGGCCGAGAGCAGCGAATAGGCGTAGTCGGCCAGCAGTCGCTGCCCGGCTTCGGTAGGGTGGACGCGGTCATTGAAAAACACCCGGCTCGGATCAGGCGTCGCGCTGGACCGACCGTTAGCTGCACTTTCTCTGCAACTGTCGCCACTGAAGCACGTGGCGACCAGATTCTCGTTTGGGTCGAAACCGAAGCGTGCGGGAGCCGCCAGCGTTTCAGATATCAACAGTGGCACGTTGAGCGGGATGACCTGTGCATCTATCTGCGCCAGACGGCTGACCAGTTGCTGATTGAACACGGCGCTGAGGGCTGATGTCGCTGACGCCAGAGGCGTACCGCTCAAGGCTGGCGTCTGGCCGATGTCCGGTAACAGCCAGACCATGATGTAGCGCGCGCCGGCCTGTTGCAGTGCCAGTGCACTGTCAGCCAGGCGGTTGGCGGCTTGTCCCGCGCTGCTGGCGCTCAACACGCGACCTTGCAGAAAGTCGTTGCCGCCGCCGGTCAGGTAATACAGCGCATTGGGGTCGGCGCGAAAGCTGTTGGCGGGCAAATATCCGGTCCGGCTGCGCAACAGCGTGCCTGAGTTCGGATCGACCACGGTGGATTGCGAGTTGATCGAATCAAGGATCTGGTCCGTTCGGTAACCACCGACAGCCCAGTTGTTGCCATCCGCCTGCCCCAGCGCGGCGTTGACGGGTGAGGTGGAGGCTGCCAGATCACCCGCCGAGACATTGAGCATTCTGCCGATCAGCGTCGATGAGTTCAGGTTGAACACTTCACCGCTGCCATCCTGATACGTCGGGCCGACGCGATTGGTGAAGCGCAACGTGGAGCCTCTGGGGCCAGCGGTGTCCGGGAACTGTCCGGCATCTGCCAGGCTGTCGCCGAACACCACCATGGTCGAATAGGGCCCCGCAGTGGCGGTGCCACAGGCCAGCGATAGCAGGCAGGCCGCGAAGGGCCAGCACCTTGATGTCTTGGTCATGAAAGAATCCTGATTGTTGTTATTTTGTAGCGGAAACGTACCAAGATTTGTCATGACTGCAAAGGTCAGCCGAGACTTTTTACTCGGCTGCGGCGCTTTTTTGAACTCATGCGGCCCTGCTGGTCACGATGTCGCTCAGGTAATTGGCCAGATCGTGCAAATAGACGAACGGATGGCCCTGGCGAGTGCCGCCTGTGCGGCTTACTTTCAAGGCGATACGGCCCGCGTTGATCTTGCGCAGCAGATTGCGATCATTCGAAAGGTGCGAAAAATATCGCTCTCTGACGGCGCTCAACGAAGGGCACGGCGTGGCGAATTCTTTGCGAAGTTGATCGAGTATTTCGTTCATTCCATGACTCCCTAAGGTTTGCATGTAGGCACTCCCGAGATGAGGTGCAGACAAACAATACGATATGTAGGGCTTCGTTACAATACAGTTTGTATTTTAAATACAAATTGTTTTGTTTGCTTTACAGGGAGTCGATGTACCAGGACACGTGCGCGGTGCCATTTTCAGGGCTTCGGGTCACGACGATGCCCTCGGCCTCGCTGATCTGATCCACGATGTGATCCCAGTGGGCAGCGGATTCGCCAGGCTCTCTGATCAGCAGCACTTGATGCTCGATCTGGGCCTTGTCGCTGGCGATGGCGTCCTGAATACGCTGTGCCAGAGCGAGGTAAGCGTCGTGTTGCGAATTGCCGGGAGGCTGGTCAAGCATGCGTTAACTCCTTTTTACTGTATGTGCATACAGTAATTGAGGGGTGTTTCTCACGCAAGCGGCAAATTTTTCCTACAGGTATGTGGACCTTTGCTCAGACCGGACGCATAAAAAAGCCCCGATGATCGGGGCTTGGGCAGATGGTGCGGGTATCACAAGCGCATCGTCATTTGCCTGATGACCCCGATCAGCTTGCAGTCTTCGGTGACCGGGAGGGTCGGATAGGCGGGGTTCAACGGCTTGAGAAAATAACGTCCGGCGTCTTCGACCAGTTTTTTGAAGGTGGCCTCGTTGCTTTCCGGCAGCTTGGCGATCACCAGCTTGCCGGCCGTGGGCTCGATTCCGGTGTCCACCAGGATCAGCATGCCTTCAGGAATGCTCTGGCCTGCGGGCGCAGTCATCGAGTCGCCACGCACCACCAGCCAGAAGGCGCGGCCCTTGGCTTTATAGTCGCTGATCTCGAAGGTGTCGGAATAACCCGCAGGGTAGGGCTCGACCGCCTCGCTCCAGCCGCCGGCCTCGACCCAACTGATAACCGGGTACCGATAGAAACGCGAAGGCTGCACCGTGGGCGCCACGTTTTGCATGCCCGGCTCGCTCGACGGGATCGAGGTCGCGAGGATCGGCAGGCCCAGCTCACCCAGCAATCGATTGATGACCTCGATCTTCGGTTCGCGTTTGCCGTTGAGCCAATGCCCCACCGCGCCGGGGGTAACGCCCATGCGCTCAGCCATTTCTTCCTGGCTGATTTCCTGGGTTTCCATGACCTGTCTTGCGACTTCATACCATTTTCTGTTCATGCGTCGAATCATACAGGCTGTAGGGTGCGGATCAATATACATAATGTAATGCGTCATTGTGCTGAAAATATACAAAATGTATTGTTCGGCCTTGAGCGGTGTGATCGGAAGAGTCGCACTGCATTTTCAGAAAGGTCTGACAGGAGACACACGATGATCGAGAAAGTGGAAGCGGTGCTGCAGCATTGGGGCGAACAACGGATGCGGGTAGGTCTGGGCGGCGGGCTGAGCAGTCCGATGGCCGGGATCATGGAATGGGGCGCTTACATTCCGCGACGTACGCCGGGTTCGCGTGCGCTGGTCGGCAATGGCAGTGGCATGGACTATATAAGCAGCGAAGTGGAAGCGGCCATTGCGCAAATGTCCCGCAGCCCTGCGAAAGGCCGTGGGCCTGAATTGGCTCGGTTGGCGACGTTGCGTTATGTCGAGTCGTTGCCGGTGCGCGAGCAGATGCGTCTGGTCGGCATCAATGAAGGCGCGGACCGCACCTATCGCAACTGGATCAACAAGCTTCACCAGCAAGTGCTGGCCATTCTTGCCGAACGCAGTGCTTCCAGAAGCAATAAAGCCTCCGCGAGCAAGGCCGGATAAGTGCCCATGAACACGCTGGCCGGCACCGTTTATCCGGGTCGATTGCACAGCTGTGGTCGAACTCGTGTTGAACTCCGGTCAAACTCGACCCACCCCGAAACTGCCCCTTCCCAGGCTTTCCGGAGGGGGGTAAAAAGGTCCCACGATATGCGATTTGCGCCTCAGGGCTGCAGCCGGACACAGGCTGTTCAGCAGCGCCAACCGGTCAAACGCAACCCACCCCAAACCCCGCTTCGGCGGGGTTTTTCATTAGGCCAGGCACACAGAGGCCTCGTGCACATGTTGAAAGACTTTCGATGCGGCCAGTGCTGGAAACTGCAAGCCCGTATGGGTGATCCTACCGAACTACATCAAGCGTTCCCTATGTGGAACGCTGAGCCATGTGAAGGCCGTGAGCCATGAGTCATCGCCTTTGATCTATATAGAAAAGCGGAATCCTTCGCGAACATCAACTTATTAACAGGTAAAATCAATGCCTATTGAGCTTCCTCCGACATACATCACCCCTTATCCTGAAATTAGCGCAGGAGGTAATGGTACCTATCGTGGTCAAGACCTTAGTTCTGGTCAAAGCTTTCCGCGAGGTATGCAGAATCCTGTAGCGACTGTGCTGCTTCTTCAGGGTGATTTGTATTGCAGCCCGAACTGTCTTGCCACGTTTCAGGATCAAGCGAGGCGTGACAGCTTCGGGATTCAATCCAAGGTTGCCTTGAAGACCTTCGCAGCGGCGGATCAGCGTGAGGCTGAAGGGCGTGATCTTCGAACGGCTTACAACGAAATCGCAACTGACATCGGCAGAAGCCAGCAGATCAACGAAAATATCATCAAGTATCCGCCAGGCAACCATGTATTGTCTGGCGGCCTTATGACACCATTTCATGCGCTGGCTCATGGCATGTTTGGTTTGGGCGCACCCCTTACGTTCCCTATTCAGAATGTTGGGCTTAACGTCGATATCCGTGGTATCCCTGATGTAATGAATGTTATTCAGAGCGCACGCCCAGTTGGCACCAGTTCGCTTGATGTCAACTTCGCCTATGATGTCGGTAAGGATTCCAACGCATCTTGGCTGACGCTGGGGAACATTACACTCAGGCTGGTGGGAACTATCGATAAAAACGCGAGTGGAGCATGGACATTCTCGGGCGAGATTCGCGCCTTCAATGATGTCTACGATGCCAATCCGTCCAATCATCGCGGATGGCTGGGTGAAAATCTTACTTCGTTGTTGAGTGCCGTTCCATTTACCTCGTACTCGATCGAAATTCCCGGTTCGTTGCCGGTTACGGTTAGTGGCAACTAGGTCAAAGGCATGACAGGTAGCGCCTGAGCAGTGGCGCAGCCAGCGTTGACTTATCTGTAAAAAAGACAGGCAGGCGTGTACTGTTTTTCTACTCGTTCGAACCTCTTTCCATAAGGATTGACAATGGCTGCGTTACGCAGGAATTTTGTTTTTTTATCATTTCCAGTCGCTCTAGGTGTTTTAGGCTTATCAATCAGGGGGGGCAGTGAAAATCCGCTACAGCCTTCTGATACCTATGGGCTGCCACCGGTGGCTATTTACTTCGTTGTGCTTGTTGGATTTGGAGCCCTCTCTTTTCTCCTGGCTGCGGCCGGAAGATTATTAGAGTGCTTCACCTCCAGTGTCGGCAGAATGGGGAGGGTGATTCGACTCGTTCTTTTCGCGCCTATGCTGCTCTCGACCTGTCTCGCCACGTTGGTAAGCGCTGGTTACGCTTTGGATTCATTGACTGGAATATTCGCCTGCTTGTTATCACTGATATCGATCCTCGGCGCTTATTCCTTGTTTTCAAAAAGGAAAAATTTGGGCTAGCGTCTGATTTCAGGCGCTCTTTTTCTCGAGCTCAAGTTCCTGCTTTCCGTGCGGTTGAACACTGATATGACACGCACGGCTATCTCAGGCCTCGGCATCTGCCGGGGCTTTTTCGTATCTGGAGTACCCATGGACCCAACCGACCTAGGCCCAGGCACAGCTACCTGGCTGGGCGGAACGGGCACCATTCTGCTTGGCGGCTTTTTGTGGCTGCGCAAGTTTCTTTCAAGGGATGCCACTGACCGGGCGATGGATAACGCTGATATCGGTACGGTTCGCCGCCTCAATGAACTGCTCGACTCCGAGCGGCAAGCTTGCAAGGAGGCTGAAGCGCGGTCCGATCAGTTTGCCAGGGAGCGCAACGAACTCGCCGCTGCGGTTGGCCGTATGGAAGGCAAGATTGAAGCCCTCACCAGCCACATCGTTCAGCTCACCGACAAGGTCACCACGCAGAGTGCCGAAATTGCCCGGCTCCGTTCCAAGCTCGGAGGTGCCAATGATGCACAGATGCGCAATTGATTTTATAGCTCGCCACTGGTGGCGGCGGCTGGAGATCTGGCTGATCGCCGTGTTGTTGATTGCCGGGTGCCTGATGCTCGGTTTTCAGGCCGGGCAATGGTCGGCCAGTGCCGAGCACACCCGGCAGTTGGCCGAGGTTCGTGATGCCTACGATGCAGCCTTGGGCAAGCGCGATCGTCGCCTGGACAGGCTGGCCGAAACCACCACCCAGGCGGCGGACAAGGTCGAGACGGCGGCGTCTATCGCCAGTCAGGCTGCGCATGCTGCCAACCGCGCTGCGGACAAGGCCGATGAAGCGCTGGGCAAGGCAAATCAGTAGGCATTTCTCACGCCGGATCAACCCTTACTACACGCGGAACCCCTTATGAAGATAACCCCGATAGTTGCCCATTTGCAGGCGACCTGCCCGACCTTTGCCGGTCGCATCAGCGCTGGCATCGACTGGGCTGCGGTTGCTCTTGGCGATCAACTTGCGCACCCCTCGGCCTATGTCATCGCTACGGGTGATGTGGCCACGGCCAATGACCTGCAAAACGTCATTCGCCAGAACATCACCGACCAGATCGACATCGTGGTGGTGCTTGACAGTGACGACAAGCGCGGACAGCAGGCCAGCGATCAGTTGCACGCCGTTCGCGCCGAGTTGTGGCGCGCGCTGGTGGGCTGGAACGCTGACCGCGATTACGACGCGATGCAATACACGGGCGGTGCGCTGGTGCAGATCAGCGGCGCACGCGTGACCTATCGCTTCGGTTTTGCCGCGCAGTTTCAGCTGGGCCGCAGCACCTCGGATCAGCCCGCCGAAACCTGGCACGAAGCGTATCTGGATGGTTTGCCGGGTTTTACCGGCGCGACCCTCGAGATGGACTGCGTCGATCCCGCCGACCCGAATCTGAAATCCCCAGGCCCTGATGGCCGTCTCGAAGCGAAGTTCACCGCAGAGGTAACACCATGACCCAACGCATCACTGTAGTACCGGCCGAAGGCCGCACTGTGCCGGATCCGGAGGCGGGCGATTTGCTGCCCGTCGAAGGTCGGCAGGTGGCATTCAATGCCTGGTGGCAGCGTCGTCAGAACGACGGCGACATCACCATTCAGACCGAGCAAACCCCTACCACCTATCAGGCCTTCACAGCCTAACCAAGAGGAAGCCCAATAATGGCTATCAGTTTTAACAACATTCCATCCGATGTCCGCGTGCCGCTGTTTTATGCGGAGATGGACAACACGGCCGCCAACAGCGCTTCGGCAAGCATGCGTCGCCTGATCGTTGCTCAGGTCAACGACGACGTATCCGGACCTGAACTCGGCTCCCTGGTGCTGGTGCCCAGCGTGGCGCTGGCAAAAAACATCGGCGGTCAGGGTTCCATGCTGGCGGCCATGTACGAAATCTGGCGCAAGGCTGATCCGACCGGGGAAGTCTGGTGCCTGCCGCTGCTCAACACAGAAGGTGTCAAGGCCGGTGCAACCATCACCCTGACGGGGGCGGCGACCGAAGCGGGCTTGCTGAACCTGTATGTCGGCGGTGCACGGGTGCAGGCGACAGTCGTCAACGGTGCGACTGCTGCGCAAGCCGCGACTGCGCTGTCGGTGAAGATCAATGCCACGCCCGATCTGCCGATCAAGGCCGTTGTCGAGGCCGGCGTGCTGACCCTTTCCTGCAAATGGAGCGGGGCAAGCGGCAACGACATTCATCTGGAATTCAACCGTCTGGGCAAAACCAACGGTGAGGTCATTCCAGCCGGCCTGACTGCCGCAGTGACTGCCATGACCGGTGGTGTGGGTACGCCTGATCAGCTCAAGGCGCTGGCTGCGCTGGGCGACGAACCGTTCGAGTTTCTGTGCATGCCATGGACTGATACCAGCACCCTGGATGCCTGGAAAGCAGCGATGGACGACAGCACGGGTCGCTGGAGTTGGGCGCGTCAACTGTATGGCCATGTGTACAGCGCCAAGCGCGGTACGGTCGGTACGCTGGTGGCTGCTGGCCAACTGCGCAACGATCAGCACATCACCATTCAAGGCGTGGAAACCGGTGTGCCGCAACCGGTCTGGCTGCAGGCCGCCGCACTGGCTGCGCGCACCGCAGTGTTCATTTCTGCCGACGCCAGCCGTCCGACCCAGAGCGGCACCATGCCCGGCCTGGACCCGGCGCCAGCCAGTCAGCGTTTCACCCTGACCGAGCGTGAGTCACTGCTGCGTTATGGCATCGCGACGGCGTACTACGAAGGCGGTTACGTGCGCATTCAACGCTCGATCACCACCTATCAGAAGAACGCCTACGGCCAGGCTGACAACTCGTACCTGGACAGCGAAACCATGCACCAGTCGGCGTTCATCATTCGTCGTCTGCAAGGCATCATCACCAGCAAATACGGTCGTCACAAGCTGGCCAGCGATGGTACGCGCTTTGGTGCGGGTCAGCCGATCATCACGCCGAGCACCCTTCGTGGCGAGTTGATTGCGCAGTACGCCCGTCTTCAAGAAGAAGGCCATGTGGAGAACGCCGAAGTGTTCGCCCAGCACCTGATCGTCGAGCGTGACGGCAATGATCCAAGCCGCGTGAACGTGATGTTCCCGCCTGATTACATCAACGGCCTGCGGGTGTTCGCGCTGCTCAACCAGTTCCGCTTGCAGTACGACGAAGCGGCGTAAGCCTCACTCACCCTTTCAAGCCCGCCGCGTGCGGGTTTTTTCATTCTGGAGATAAACAACATGGGTCAGAAAGTTGCGGGTACCTGCTACATCAAAGTGGATGGCACCCAATTGACCATCATTGGCGGCGGCGAAGCCCCTCTGACGAACGTCAAGCGCGATACGGTCGTGCCGGGCTACTACAAGGAAGTCGACAAGGCGGCCTGGTTGAAATTTCAGGCGCTGCATACCGCGGACCTGCCGATCAAGCTGCTCACCACCGGTGTGGACATGACCATCACCTGTGAATTCAGCAACGGCAAGATCTACGTACTGTCCGGCGCTTACCTGGTCGAAGACCCGATCAGCAAGGCAGATGACGGCGCCATCGATTTCAAATTCGAAGGCAGTCAGGGGAGCTGGCAATGAGTGAAGTCATCGACCTTGCCAGCCCGATCGAAGCACACGGGGAAACCCTTTCGCAGGTGACATTCCGACGTCCTACGGCGCAGGAAGCGCGAGCCATCAAGGCCCTGCCGTACAAGATCGACAAGAACGAAGACGTGTCGCTGGACCTGGACGTGGCGGCGAAGTACATCGCCGTCTGCGCCGGGATTCCGCCCTCGTCGGTCAATCAGATGGATCTGTGCGACATCAACACGCTGAGCTGGAAGGTTGCGAGTTTTTTCATGGCAGCGGCATCAGCAACCTTGAAGGACTGATCGCCGTCGTTTACGACCTCGCGTACTTCTGGAAGACCGATCCCGAACTGATGATGTCCAGGGAGCTGGACGTCATCACCGAGTCGATCTTGCAGGCGCAACGCATTAACCAGATCCTGCAGGGGGAGTGATGGCAGACACTATCAGAACGCTGATTACCGGCGTCGACCAGCTGTCTCCAACGCTGGCAACTATCCGCAACAACGTCAAAGGCCTCGAGACCAGTCTGGGGGCCATAGAACTTGGCAAGGCAATCACGGACAACGCTTTGGCGGGGCCTTTGATTGCCGGGGTAAAGGCAGCGATCGGTTTCGAGACCAGCATGGCCGGCGTGAAACGGTCAGTCACCTTTGAAACACCGCAGCAATTTCAGCAGATGGGGTCCGATATTCTGGACCTCAGTGAACGGCTGCCGGAAAGCGCCAACGGCATCGCGGCGATTGTTGCCGCCGGTGCCAAGGCCAATGTACCGCGCGAAGAACTGACCGGGTTTGCCAGCGATGCCGTGAAAATGGGGGTCGCCTTCGATCAGACGGCGGCCGAGTCGGGCGACATGATGGCCTCGTGGCGATCCTCGTTCCAGATGACTCAACCGCAAGTCGCGGCGCTGTCCGAGAAGATCAACGTGCTCGGCGGCAACAATCTGGAAAAGAAAATTGCCACCATGGTCACCGCAATGGGCCCGCTCGGGCCGGTTGCGGGTCTGGCATCCGGGCAACTGGCGGCGATGGGCGCCACTTTGGCCAGCGTCGATGTACCGGCCGATGTGGCCGCCAGCGGCATGAAGCGATTCATGCAGTCGCTGACCGAAGGCGGCGCGGCGAAAGCCGGGGCGTTTGAGGCGTTGCAGCTCGACGTCAACCAACTGACCCAGGGCATGCAGAGCGACCCGTCCGGGACCATTGAAAAGGTCCTGACGGCGGTTTCAAGTGTTGACCCCGACAAACAGTCGGATGTCATCACGCAATTGTTCGGCGCTGAATCGCTGGGTGCGATTACGCCGCTGCTGGCCAACCTCGATGTGCTCAGGTCCAACCTGGCCAAGGTCAGCGAGGGCGTGCAGAACAGCGGCACCCTCGAGAAGGAATTCGCCGACAACTCGCAGACTACGGCCACGGCCATCAAAGAGATGACCAACCGTGTCGATCGTCTGGGCATCAATATCGGCAGCATGTTTCTGCCTGCGATGAACCAGGCAATGGCCGTGATCGGGCCGATGATTTCTCAGGTCGCCGCACTGGCGGCCGAACACCCTGGCGTGATCAAGGGTGTGGTGGCCGCTGCAATTGCGTTCGGCGTCTTGCAAGTTGCGGTAATGACCGCAACGACTGCCATGAGCGTACTGAGCGCGGTGATGGGCCTGTCACCGCTGGGCCTGATCGTGCGCGGCCTGGCGCTGGCGGCAGGTCTGCTGATCGCCAACTGGTCAACCGTCGCGCCTTATTTTCAGGCCGTTTGGGAGGCGATTCGCGGGCCGGCCATGGCGCTGTGGGATGTACTCAAGGCGGTATTTGCCTGGACGCCGATCGGCATGATCGTAGCCAACTGGCAGCCGTTATCCGAGTTTTTTGCGGCGCTGTGGGATGTGATCAAAGCGCTGGCCACGCCGTTTTTCGATTTTCTACAGACGCTGTTCGCCTGGACGCCGTTGGGCATGGTCGTGGCCAATTGGCAGCCAATTTCCGAGTACTTCGCCGGGTTGTGGGAAAGCATCAAGACCGCTGCGCAGCCGTTTACCGACGTGCTGGCAACGATGTTCAGTTTTTCGCCGCTGGGCATGGTTATCGAGAAGTGGCAGCCGATCAAAGCCTGGTTCGCGGATTTGTGGGCGGACATCAAGCCGTTTATCGACCCGATCATGAGCTGGTTTGGCGGCGACGGGGATAAGTCCTTGCTGAAAAGCGCCACCGAAAAGGTCAATCAGTTCGCTGAAGAGCAACGGGTACGCAACGCAGGGCCTGGTGGCGGAACCGGGGCGTTTCTGGCTGCAAATGCGGTTGACGCCAGTCGCTCGCAACAGCAGCAGCTCAACCTGGCGACCAGAGTGCCGCCGACCAGTCAATTGCTCAGTGCGCCAAACTTTCCAGCCCCCGGCAACCTGTTGCTGCAACAGGGTGCTGCGGGGGCCGGCGCGCGGCTTGAAGGCGAACTCAATATTCGCTTTGAAAACGCACCGCCTGGCATGCGTCCGGGACAAGTGCAAAGCAACCAGCCGGGTTTGACGATTTCGCCAAACGTCGGTTATCGAACCCTCGGCGCAGGAGCCGGATTATGAGTACATGGCGTGACAGCCTGCTGCCAGCGTCTTTCCGTGGTGTCGGTTTTTTCATTGAAAAAGCCGTCGTCCCGGTGGGTCGCAAAGGGCAGTTGCATGAATTTCCACAGCGCGACGAGCCTTACTTCGAGTCGCTGGGCAAGCAGGCGCAGGTTCATACGCTGACGGCTTTTATTGTCGGTCGCGACTGTTTTGAAAAACGGGACAACTTGCTTGAGGCGCTGGAGAAGGACGGTGCGGGTGAGCTGGTGCACCCGTGGCTGGGGCGCATGCAGGTACAGGTCGGGCAGTGCAGTGTGACGCACACCCTGATTGAAGGCGGGATGGTCCGGCTGGACCTGGTGTTTTATCCGGCCAACCCGCTCAAGTTTCCTGTGTCGACGCTCAATACCCGGCGGCAACTGCTCGGCGCGTCCGCAAGCCTGCTGGACTCGGCGCTTCGGCGCTATCGCTCGGTGATGGCCGTCGTGGATGCCGTGCGCATCAACGTTCAGGCGCTGCGCAGTGCGCTGTCCGGGGTGTTTGCCACTATTCAGCGGCAGTTTGCGCCGTTCATGGCGATTTACTCGGATGTCACTGCGCTGGTGCATTCGCTGGTCAATGCGCCGCTGACGGTGAGCACGTTGTTCACCACGTTCTTTGCCAGTTTCGACGGCGACAGTCGCCGATCCAGACGAGCGAATGGCAGCAGCAGTGTCAGCGGTGCCAGCACCACAACAGGTTCTAGCAGTTCGGTCGGCGGTGGTTCAGGTGGTAGCTCGGGTGGAAGTTCCGGCAGCGGTTCCGGCAGCAGCACCTCCATCAGCCTGGCGTCGAGTTCCGGCAGCAGCGGTGGGTCTTCCGACCTTGAAACGGTCCCTTACCGGTCGGTCATTTCCGAGGCCACACAACAGGCACAGGCGGTGTCCGGCATCAACCTGGTCGGCCAGGGCAGTGGGCTCGATACCGGCCTGACGGCTCAGGCCATCGCCAATCTGGTTCAGGACGCGCTGCTGGTCAAGGTGGCGAGAATCGTTGCGAGCATGCCGGTGGCCACAACGGTTGCGCCGCTCACGGTGGTGCCCTCGCTGGACCAGCAAAGGGTGCAAGCGCTGCAACGTGTGGATGTGCCGGTCGCCGATGACGTGATCGAACTGCGTGACACGTTGAGCTCGGCCATCTGGGAAGCGTCGCTGAAGGCCGACCCTGATCATTACCTGGCGTTGAACAGATTACGTCAGGCCTTGATCCGGCACCTCAACGCGGTAGCGGCGTCTGGCGTGCGTCTGGTGGACATGAAAGTGTCCGAACCGCTGCCTGCGCTGGTGCTGGCTTATCGGCGGTTCGGCGATGCCAGCCGGTCGCTGGAAATCGTCCAGCGCAACCGGCTGGCCCACCCGGGTTTCGTGCCGCCCGGTACGCTGAAAATCGCTCAGGAGTGACCCATGATCGACCCTAATGTTGTCACCCTGACGGTTGGCGATCACGACTATGCCGGTTGGAAGTCGGTGGAAATCTCTGCCGGGATCGAGCGTCAGGCACGCAGCTTTGAAGTGAGCATTACCTGGCAGTGGCCGGCACCGAAGTCGCGCATCCGATCATGCCCGGCGCTGCCTGCGAAGTGCGTATCGGCGGCGAATTGATTCTGACCGGCTGGGTGTTCGCCGCGCCGATCAACTATGACGGCAAGCAGGTCACGCTGAAGATTTCCGGCCGCTCGAAAACCGCTGATCTTATTGACTGCGCGGCCATCAACAAGCCCAGCCAGTGGAAAGACGTCGGGGTGCTGACGATCGTTCAGGCGCTGGCTGCTCCTTATGCGTTGTCGGTGATCAGCGAAATCCCGGAAACCTCGAAGATGGCCGATCACACCATCGAGCCTGCTGAAAGCGTGTTCAAGTCCATCGACCGGCTGCTGACGCTGTTCCGGATTTTTTCCACCGATGACGAGTTCGGCAATGTGGTGCTGGCAAGGCCGGGCAGTCGAGGGCAGAGCGCAGACGCGCTGGAACTCGGCAAGAACGTGTTGAGCGCCATCATCGCGAGGGATTTTTCCGGGCTTTATTCCGAGTACCGGGTCATTGGTCAGCAGACCGGTAATGACAAGACGTTCGGCAAGGAAGCGGCGGAGGTGTCAGCGGTGGTTACCGATGACAGGAATAAAGAGCGCCTTCGCGTGCTGATCCTTCATGAGGATGCGCCGATCACACCCAAGCTCGCGCTGAGCCGCGCCAATTGGGAGCGTGGTCAGCGGGCGGGCAAGGCGCTGCTCACCACCTACAAAGTGCAGGGCTGGCGGCAGTCCAACGGAGCGCTCTGGCGGCACAACACGATGGTGCAGGTGGTGGATCCGGTCATCGGTCTGGGCAGAAACATGCTGATTTCAGCCGTGACCTACTCGCTGAGTGATCAGGGCACCATCACCACGCTGGTGGTCGGACCGCCTGAAGGTTTCCAGGCCGAGCCCGGTGACCCCAACAAGCGCAGCAATGTGCAGCTCAATCAGGACGCTTACTCCTGGCTGCTGCCTATCGATGAGGAAACAACCGCATGAGCTTACTCAATCGCATGCTGGTGCGCGGCACGGTGGTGCTCGCCAAGGCCAGCAGCAAGATGCAGGCGCTGCAAATGCGCCTGACCGCTGGGGAGGTCAAGGACGACATGGAACACTTCGAACCCTACGGTTTTACCAGCAACCCGCTCGCGGGCGCCGAAGGCATTGCCGCCTTTATCGGCGGCGATCGTTCTCACGGCCTGCTGCTGGTGGTGGCCGACCGACGCTATCGCCTCAAGGGCCTGGAGTCGGGCGAAGTGGCGATCTACACCGACGAGGGCGACAAGGTCCACCTCAAGCGCGGCAAGGTCATTGACATCGAAACCGGCACCTTGAACATCAAGGCAGCCGTGGCGGTAAATTTCGATACGCCGCAGATCACCCAGACCGGAAAGATAGTTTCCAAGGGCGACCAGATGGCCGGGGGCATCAGCCAGATCAGCCATTTGCACGGCAACGTGCAGGGCGGTAACGGCCAGAGCGGGCCACCCGTTGGAGGTGCCGGATGATCATTGAAGGCTCTCTGCAGGCTTCCTTGCTGCGCTCGGTGGTCATCAGCCTGTTCACCTGGCGTCGCGCCGAAGCGGACGATCCGATCGACGATGCCGAACGCTTTGGCTGGTGGGGCGACACCTATCCGACGCAGGCCAACGACCGCATCGGCTCCAGGTTGTGGCTGCTGCGTCGGGTCCGTCTCACCGCGCAGACCCAGCGTGACGCCGAGTTCTATGCGCGCGAAGCGCTCGCCTGGCTGATCGACGATGGCCAGGTCAAAAACATCAACATCCTTACCGAACAGGTTCAGAGCAATCGCCTGAACCTGGGCGTCGAGCTGGTCGTTTCTGACGGTCAGGTCGTGCGCTTCAACCCTTCAGAACAGTGGCAGGTGATTTATGCCGTTTGAAACGCCTACGTTACCGGCGCTGATCAACCGAACCCAGGTCGACCTCGCCGACGAAGCGCTGCGTCAGTCCGATGCCCGGGTATTGTCGCGTGCCCACAGCGGTGCGGCCTACGGGCTGTACGGCTATCAGGACTGGATCGCCGACCAGATCCTGCCGGACACCGCCGATGAGGACACCCTTGAACGGCAAGCCATCCTGCGCTTGCGCCAGCCGCGCAAGGTCGCGCAGGCCGCCAGCGGCTCGGTACGTTTTAGCGCTGCGGCCGGTGCGGTGCTGGATGTCGACACCGTGCTGCAATTCAGCGACGGACGCTTTTACCGTGTGACCAAAGGCGTCACCACGGTTGCGGGCAACAACACGACCACGGTCGAGGCGGTAGACGCAGGTGTTCTCGGCAACGCCGATGCCGGCCTGGTGATGAACGTCGTGCAGCCTGTCGAAGGCATCGACAGCACGTTTACCGTGATTGCGGACGGGCTGACCGGGGGGATTCCCCAAGAAAGTATCGAGTTGTTGCGGGCTCGTGTAGTGCGTTCCTATCGAGTCATCCCGCACGGTGGCAATCAGGATGATTACGTGACCTGGGCGCTGGAATTGCCGGGCGTGACACGTGCCTGGTGCGTGCGTCGTTACATGGGGCCGGGCACTGTCGCGGTGTTTTTCATGCGTGACGATGAAGTCAATCCGATCCCCGATGCCGGGCAACTGGCGGAAATGGCCGCCTACATCGAGCCGTTGCGCCCAGTCACTGCCGACGTGTACGTGCTGGCGCCGGTGCAGAAGCCGGTGGTCTACACGATCAGACTCACGCCGGACACCTCGGCAGTCCGGGCGGCGGTAGAGGCTCAGTTGCTGGACCTGCACAACCGTGAAGCGGGGCTGGGCGAAACGTTGTTGCTGACCCACATCGCCGAGGCCATCAGCCGCGCGACAGGCGAAACCGATCATGTGCTGGCTGCGCCTGTCGCCAATGTCACCGCGGCCCCCAATCAGCTACTCACGTTCGGGGGCATTGTATGGTCGTCATAAGAACTGCCGAACACTACGCCGAGCAACTACAGGCGCTGCTGCCACCCGGCCCCGCCTGGGACCCGGAGCGTGTGCCGGAACTGCAGCAGGTCATCACCGGCCTGTCCCGCGAGTTCGCCCGTATCGATGGCCGCGCCTTCGACCTGCTCAACGAGATGGACCCGGCCACCGTCAGTGAACTGGTGCCGGACTGGGAGCGGGTCATGAACCTGCCTGACCCCTGCCTGGGGCTCAAACCCTTGTTCGCCGACCGGCGCCTGTCAGTGCGCCAGCGGCTGGTGGCAACAGGAGGGCAGAACGCAGGGTTCTATATCGACATTGCCGTCAGTCAGGGCTACCCCGACGCCACCGTGACCGAACACCGAGCGCCCCGTATGGGGCGTTCGCGTTTTGGTCAGGCGTACTTCGGCACCTGGAACGCGCAATTCATGTGGACCCTGAACACCGGCGGCCGTCAGCGGCTGGGCCGGCGCTTCGGGGCCAGCTACTGGGGAGAGCGCTTCGGGGTCAACCCCGGCATCGCGATCGAGTGTTTGATTCGTCGAGCAGCACCGGCGCACAGCGTCGAATTCGTTAATTTCAACTGAGGAACACAATGTGGATTATCCCAAGAGTGTGCCAAGCGTAGGCTTGGTCAGCGGCAAATTTGTAGATGAAAACCCGGCCACCGGCACGCCTGGCTCGCTGATCCCTGCAAAGTGGGGAAACTCGGTGACGCAAGAAATTTTGAATGCCATGGCCGCGGGTGGCGAACTGCCGGACGAAACCAGAACAGACCAGCTCGCGTCGGCCATTACCCAGATTGGTTCGCAGGTCAGGCAGGCCTACCGAGGTGCCGGTTTTGGCTATACAGCGTCCGAGATACTTCTGCCGGGAGTGGCGGGGCATTGGCACAGGATCAACGTTGCAGGCATCACGCTCACACTGCCGTCCAAAGCGAACGTGACGGTCGGCAAGTCCGTGACTTTTCATAATGCATCGACCGGAGCGGCAACCATCAAGGCCAGCGGTGCCGAGGTTATTTCACTGTTTGGCTCTGGCAGCAATACGTTACAGCTGAATGCGGCCGAATGGGTGGAGCTTGTCTTTAATACTGACGCGATCTACATCACCAAGCGCGGGAAAATAACGGAGGTCGTTGGGGTCGACTCTCAAAGAGTGTTCTCGTTCAACGCCGATACAGCTTTTACAAAGGAGCAGATGGAGTTGCTGCTTCTGGATGCTGCTGGCGGCAATCGTGCGTTCACACTGCCCTCCTCAAATGCGGCACTAGGCGTCAGAGACGTCATCGTTCGCAGGATAGACAACAGCGGTAACCGGTTGACCGTCAATGCTGCTGCCGGCGAAAAGATCAGGTTTCACACCCATTTAAATGCTGCTGGCTACTCTTTTCTGGTTCTGATGGGGGCTGGGGACTGGTGGCGTCTGCGCAGCGATGGAGCCGGGAGTTGGTGGCCAGTAGGACGCTACGACAACACTCCGCTGGGGCGACCCGTCTTCGAAACAACGACATTGTTCAGCCCCGGAGGATATGGAGCGTTGAACGGTGCGCTGCTTAACCGCGCCGAGTGGCCGTGGCTCTGGGACCATGCGCAGAAATCCGGGATGGTTTACACCGAAGCAGCTCGTTCCGGTAAGGAAGGCGGATGGACCATTGGTGACGGTGCTCTGACCTTTCGCGGACCTGAGGGGCGAGGGGAGTTTCTACGGGTGCTTGATGAGTCTCGTGGCGTTGATACGTCGCGTGTTGCTGGTTCCTGGCAGGACGGTACTTGGCTGAGGACAATGTCACAAGAGTGGAGCGGGTCTGACATAGAGACCGGTACCTACTTGTTAGGCAACGGCCACGCTCAGTCAGATGGGCGTCTCAATTCCACGGGCCCTGGCGGTTTGTTGCCTCCTGGAGCGCTGGTTCCTGCTGGCGGTTCCGCGTACCTCCCTGAAACGACAGACAACGGTGTGACGGGAACTGTACTGAGGGATCAGCAGCCGATGAACAACTGGATTCGCTTCCGTAGCCGCAACATGGCCTATCCCGGCCGCATCAAACTGATCTGAGGACGTTATGCCTACTTACTTGATAGATGATTCGAATGCCTTGATTGGCCCTGTTGAACTTCCGGTTATTCCGGGGCTGGGCGAGCAGGTACCTGGCAATGCAGTCAGCCTGGCAGATTTTCTAAGCGAACCCGACAACGGGTTTACCTGGGCAATTGTTGACGATGAGCCGCAGCAGGTTGTGGATCGTCGTGGCTTGATGTACCGAACAAGCGACGGCTCTGAAGAAGAGTGGACCAGCCTGGGTGCGCCGCATGACGGTCTCACCACAAAAAAATGGCCTGGCAAATACCACGTATGGCGGGATGGTGCCTGGGCTCTTGATGATGAGACGCAAAAGTTTGCGTTGGCCGGTGCCGCACTGCTTGTCCGCGATCAGCGTTTGCAGGAGGCCGCAACACGTATAGCTCCCTTGCAGTACGCCGAGGATCTGGGGGAGGCCACTGAAGCAGAAAAAACAAGCTTGCTTGAATGGAAACGCTACAGCGTGAAACTGAACCGGATCGAGCAAAGCCTTGATTACCCTCTCCAGATCGAATGGCCGTCACCGCCCTCGGATGCACTCGCTCAATAATCCTGGCCGCGAAAGTGTTTTTACGGTGCTGATCTTGTTGGCGTTGCACGCGCTATCAATTCTTAACGTGAAGCCAGTCAGGCATAGCGTGTTAGCTAATTTAGACGTTGATTCTTAATGCTAAAAACAGCAGCAGTGGTATTGCATGCAACTTCGCAATTGCAGGAGATGAAACATGAAGTTCACATAAAGCGTTTTCTAGTTCGCGAACACTCACGCTGTTTAACTACATTACATAAAAGGTATACACATGAACATAGTCCCCATTTCTCGTAACCCTCAATGGGCCGATCAGGCCCACACTTCCATGACACTCTGGGTGATCGTTAGCGAACCCGGCTATATGGACCGTCAGGACGCTATATCGGTCTCTGCCAATCACCCGGATCCGCAATACGTAGCATTTTTCAACCGGGCAATCGCTGGTGAGTTTGGTGAGATTCTTGAGCCGAGCGAGCAGATGATTCTGATGAACGCCAACGCGGAACGCGGCGTCTACCTCAACAACGCCACCAAGAAAATCAACGAGCTGGATTTTCAACTGGTCATTGTGCAAAACGCTATCGCGTCGGGATCGGCCACTGACGCTCAAATCAAATCCCGGCCTGCGCTGCAAGCCGAGCTTGATGCCTATGCACTCTACCGGGCACAGCTTTCCAACCTCTCGACGCTCCCGGGATATCCGATGTCCTTCGCATGGCCCGTTCCGCCAGCGACGCCATTTGTTTACGTGGAGCCTCCGGTTGTGCCGACACCTCCTACAGGCGTGAGCGAAGATGAACTGCCGTGGGTCATGAACAGCATTCGCAACCCCCGCTGGGTCGATCAGGCTCATACGGCTATCGTGCTTTTGGTCGTCTTTGAAAAGACCAAATACACTAATGGCGAGGAGGCCGTAACTGTTTCTCCCGGCTCGCTGAAGCCACAAGCCAGAGAGCTCTTCAATCGTGCCTTCAACGGCGAGTTTGGCGTGATTCTCGAGCCGATCACGGAAGTGGGTACGGGCGACGCCATCAGTCAGCGCAACGTGTACTCGGCCACGGCATCGGCGAAAATCGACTCACTGATCAGCAGGCTGGGGACCGCGCAAAGTGCCATTGAAGCCCAGTTGAAAACCCTGCCTGTGCTACAAGCCGAACTCAGTGCGTATTGGCTTTACCGGGTGCAACTTGCCCAGCTCGATGCGCATCCAGGCTTCCCAGGGTCGTTCGTGTGGCCCGTGCCGCCTGCATCGCCATTCGTGTATATAAAGCCGATTGAACAGCCCACACCTTTTATCGGTGTCAGTGCAGACGAACTGCCCAAGTAATAACGCCCCGCACTGACGGGGCGTTGTTTTATCCGCGATGCGTAATTGCACTTGGAACAGGAAAACTTCGTCGATCGGTGAGTTAAGCAAGCTACTTAGGAGGATCCATGCCTATCAACCAGCAACAACTGCTACAAATCCTCCCCAACGCCGGCCCGCAAGCCGGCGTTTTTGTTCCTGCGCTCAACGCCGCCATGACTCGCTACGCCATCAATACCCGGTTGCGCATCGCCGGGTTTATCGCCCAGGTCGGGCATGAGTCCGGGCAGCTTCGTTATGTGCGCGAACTGGGTAACAACAGTTACCTGGCCAAGTACGACACCGGGCAGTTGGCGCTGCGTCTGGGCAACACGCCAGAGGCCGATGGCGACGGTCAGCTTTACCGGGGGCGCGGGCTGATTCAGGTGACGGGGCGGGCCAACTATGAAGCGTGCGGGGAGGCGCTGGGGCTGGACTTGTTGCGCCAGCCGCAACTGCTTGAACAACCTGACCACGCCGCGATGTCGGCGGCGTGGTTCTGGGATCGGGCGAACCTCAATGTGCTGGCTGACAAAGGGGATGTGCTGATGATCACCCGACGTATCAACGGCGGCACCAATGGCCTTGCTGATCGGCAGATGCTGTACCAGCGGGCACTGGAGGTGCTGCCATGAAAGCGCTGGATGTGCGCTTCCTGATCCTGGCATTCGTGTTGGGTTCGGGGCTGGGCACATGGGGTGCCTGGAAGTGGCAGGCGGCGTGTTACGGCCTGCAATTGTCCGCACAGGCGCTGGGTTATCAGCGTGAGCGCGAGCAGGCGGCGCTGGCGGTTATCGACTGGCAGAGCGCCGAGCAGGCGCAGCGGCGCGCGCTGGAAGTCCGTCTGCAAAACAACGATACACATATTCACAAGGAATTGAGCGATGCACAGACCTCTCAAGCTCGCCTGCGCGACCGTCTGGCTACTGCTGATCTGCGGTTGTCAGTCCTCCTCGCCAACCCCGCCGGTAGTGATGGCGTGTCAGCCACCACCGATTCCGCCAGCGTGGTTCATGGAAGCACGCGAGGCGAACTTGACCCGGCGGCTGCTGGACGAATTGTCGCCATCACCGACTACGGCGATCAGGGATTGATCGCCTTGAAGGCTTGCCAGGCCTATGTGCGCGAGATTGCGCATTGATGTTCCTTTCGGCTCCCCACCCTCGGCCATCGTGCCCCCACCTCAATCCCGCCTCTGCAAGGAGGCGCGGCCCTCTTTCGAGCGTTTGCAGGCTTGCCAAACGGTCTTGCCCGGTACATTCATATTGCACCGGTCGATTCGGTACGCTAATGTCCCGAAACGTACCAACGAGACCCCCTCCGTGACGACAGTCAGCAAGCTTTTGATGCGCGTTATCAAGGCTCACGCCCGTTGGCGTTGGCGCGCCTGACTATTTCCTTGCCGGCCCTGCCGGACCCGTACCCGTATGCCTTCGATTTTTGATGTTTTTGCCGTTGTCACCTCAAGCGTAGTGGCTGAAGAGGGGCGCATGAGCGAAGCAGAATCCGGAAGGCCTGAATCAAGTCAGTAAATCAAAAGGTTGATAGCAAAATGTTGCTGATGATCGATAACTACGACTCCTTTACCTACAACGTTGTGCAGTACCTCGGTGAGCTGGGGGCAGACGTCAAAGTCATTCGTAACGACGAACTGACCATCGCGCAGATCGAAGCCCTCAACCCGGAGCGCATCGTGGTTTCGCCCGGCCCGTGCACGCCCAACGAAGCCGGTGTCTCGCTTGAAGTGATCAAGCACTTCGCGGGCAAACTGCCGATTCTGGGTGTCTGCCTTGGGCATCAGTCCATCGGCCAGGCGTTCGGTGGCGATGTGGTGCGCGCGCGTCAGGTGATGCACGGCAAGACCAGCCCGGTGGTGCACGAGGACGGCGGCGTATTCGCAGGTTTGAACCATCCGCTGGTGGTAACCCGCTACCACTCGCTGGTGGTCAAAAGCGATACCCTGCCCGAGTGTCTGGAAGTGACGGCATGGACGGCACTGGAAGACGGCTCGGTTGATGAGATCATGGGCCTGCGTCACAAGACACTGAACGTTGAAGGGGTGCAGTTTCACCCTGAGTCGATCCTGACCGAGCAAGGTCACGAGTTGTTCGCCAACTTTCTCAAACAAAGCGGCGGCCATCGTCAGGGCTAA